CTTGTCAAAAGACGCAAAGCAGAAGTGGCGTTATTCCTTAACTAAAGCGCGGTAGGCTTCAATCGCCGTCTTCAGATCACACTCAAGCTGCTGAATGCGGTCGTCCTGTTCGCACAGTTTGACGTAGCACTCCCCTGCAAAGTCAACCAGGCTCTCGCGCTCCCAAATATCAAACTTGGGCATTTGAATTTGGCGCTTACGCCAGCCGCTTTGGTTAGTCATTGACTTCTTTCTTTGAAGGTGCGTCCAGTTCACGGCGGTAATACTTGGCTGGCATCTTAGCGTTCTTATCTAACTGCTTACGCAGCCATTCAGCACCACCAAGTTCTTGCAAGATCATCCAATGTCTATCTGACATTCGGACTTGTCGGCCTAATAAGGGTTCAGGTGGTTTCGGTCTTGGCATTTACCTAACTCTCCTTAGTGGCATGTCCATGACACGCTCGGGCGGTGGGGGTGGCATACCCTCACTAGGAGGTGTCCAACCATGCTTGCGCCAGAGGGTTTGAACGTCTGATCCTGACTCCCATTTAAACTCTACAACGCCATTTTTGCCCATTTTGGTGGGCGTAGATGGGTAACTGATCTTTGAATATGGTGGTTTTTCTAACATGATGTCTCCTTAAAAGGGGATTTGATCCCATTCCCAATGTTCGCACTCAACTGTGCCAGTGATCCACTCTAGCGGTGGTTTTGCTCCAAACTGCTTACAAATTCCTGTCTCAAAATTGTTACATTGTTGGCAGTTGATTCTGATTGTATTGATCTGTTTGACCTGACTGTCCAAATGTCTCTTGATTGCGTTTATTTCGATTAAATTCATAGTCTTTGACCTCTGTGTATTTTCCATTTTTACGGGTTGCGATTCTAACTGGCTCTTCAATGTTTTTAAACTCAAGCCACTCAAGCGCTTCTTGTGTGCCTGATGGCATAGACTTCTTTTCCCTTTGCATCCACCAGTTCTCGGCCTTTTGCCTAGCATAGCCAATGTGACTAAAACAAACCCATTCAGTCGCAACCCGAAGCAGGCCAGCGTAGTAGTCAACTCTCAATGAGTCAGGTTTGCCTTCCTTTCGGTGCAGGCCGTAGTCAACTCGGGTTACATCGTGCCAAATCAGTTCTGAGATGCTTGCCTGATTCGACAAGAGCGCTGCCAATGAAACCCTTGCATCAATTGGTTTAACCTCTTCCTCTCGGATTTGACCACCGCAATGAATGCAGACAAGAGCTGTCGGTGCATTGCGTTCACCGCAATCTGGGCAGATACTGTAGGGCGCTTCTTGAGTGCCAGACCTCTTCTTAGCCCTGCCTTGGATGGTGTCCACTGGCCCAAGGCGCTCAACTGTGTCGGTAAAGTCAAGCACCAAGCAGTCATCTTTGCCGTCTGCAATGCGTGTGCCCCTGCCCATGCCCTGCACATAAAGCACCGGCGACTTGGTGGGCCTGCACCAAACAATGCAATCAACGTCTGGCACGTCAAAGCCAACTGAAAGCGCCAGCACGGTAACCAGGCAGTGAATCTGGTGGCTCTTAAACTGGCGAATCAAGTCTTCACGCTCTTGTTTGGGTGTTTCACCGCACACAACCGCGCTCACAATGCCAAGCGCGTTTAGCTTGTCAGACAGGCTTTCGGCGTTAGCAACACTCGGTGTAAAGGCGATCCATTTCTTGCGCTCTAAGGCGATTCTGGTGGCTTCTGTGGCCACTTTGGCTAGGTATTTCTCAACCTCGCGGGATAGTTCGCCAACTTTGTAGTCACCGTTAGAGATCCCAACGTGGCTGGCATCGATGCGAGTCTCAATGCGCTCACTTGGTGGAACCAGTGGCGCAATAAACTTGGCATCAAGCAACTCACGCATGGACACTCGGCTTGCAATGCCAGTGAACAATGGCTCATCCCCATCGGTCAGCCAAACGCCATTGCCCCTAAAAGGCGTGGCGGTCATGCCAACAGTCCTGAACTCGCACAACTCACCCAACTTGGACAAGAAGGTGCGGTACATCCCTGCATCCCCTGCCTTCTGGCTCACCAGATGAGCCTCATCGATCACCACAGCCTTGATGTTGCCAAGCAGGTGGGATGCCTTGTGGATGCTTCCAATGGTGGCAACAATCACATCTGCTTGGTGTTGCTTCTTTCCCAAGCTGGCGCTGACAAACCCAACGCTGATGTTTGGGGGAAGCAAGGCTCTAAGCTTGGCAGCGTTCTGCTCGGCAAGTTCCTTGGATGGCACTAGCACCACAGTGCGAGGGTGAAACAAAGGCCATTGATCCCACATTTGGCGAACAATTTCAGCGCAGATCACAGACTTGCCTGCGGCGGTGGGTAGCACTAAAAGAGGGATGTCGTGATCCTCTTGATGCTTTGTCCACCAAGCAAACAAGTCTGTAACTGCGCGGGACTGATAGTCACGCAGGATCACGTTTGCGCTCCTTAATCATTGCGTCTGCCATCAAATACGCTTGTTCTGCAACAAGTTCTGGTGTATTGCCATCTGAGATTGCCTTAAAGACATGACCAGATGACACAAAAGATGCTGCAAAGAAGTCACGCAATGTAATGTTGTCAATTGGTGGGGTGTTCATACGAACCTTGCATTATGTTGTTTGCGTAAATCCAAAGCAAACTCGTCCACCAAGGCGGTCTTGTCTGCACAGGCGTGGATTTCTGCGCTACTGATGTGATCAAAGTTTTTGTCTGGATCGCCATTGATAAACTGTTTGCCATCTGCCATTTTGTAAACCACATTATCATTTTGATCAAGGTCAACTGGATGGCCTGTTTTGGCAAGCAAGATGGGAATAAAGCGGTGATCATTGCAACCCTTGCGCTGCATTCCTTCTGACAAAACTGTGCTGTGTGAGGCGCATGACCAAACTGCATTGCCGCCCAATTCAGGCGTGGCGTGAACGCATGAACGGCACGTTGGCATGGGGACATCTGTGCCGTGGCAGATCGCCTGGTAGTCGCAGAACTTGCACTCAAACCAAGTTGGATCGGTAGACACTCCAACTGGCGGTTCGGGCGCGGTGATAATAGCCATAGCCTTGTTCACCAGTTCTTGTGCCTCGCACTTGTTGTACTCTAGGCGCTCAGTGTAGATGTCATCGTTGTCTTTGTTCACCACAAAGTAAAGCGCCCGTTGGCAACCATCTTCCCCAAACTGATCAAGTGACCACTTCATGTATATTTGCATCTGCGCGTAGTGTTCGGGCTTGGCCTTCTTTACGCCATTTTTCTGCATATCTTTAAACATCTTGTCAGATGCGGTCTTGATCTCCAACAAGTGCGGAGACTTCGGCGCTTGCGGCAGGCCCGTGATGATGCCGTCAGCATTGCCCTGAAAGTGGTGACCAGTTGCGGGTTCGGTGAATGACCACTGCTTGCCCGTGGTGGGGTTGATTTGGTAGACAGTGCAACCAATGGCTGCCAAGTCTGCATAAACCCTTGGCTCTTGCAAGTGACCAGACTGAAAGACTCGGTAAAGCCTGCCAGAGAACTGAGCAGGCTTAGACCACCGAAAAGAGTACCAATGTTGGCGCAGGCAGGGCTTGCCAATGCTTGACGCACCAAGGTAGGGGCGTTGTAACTCTGAGCCAAACTTTGCCTTGTAGAAGGCAAAGATGGCATCAGCCACAGGATCAGAAACTGATTGTGGAAGTAAAGCCATTATTTTCTAGCCCAAGCAGGTGCTTTAGACTTGGCGGCTTCTTGCTCGGCGGTAGGCCATGCAACTGTGTCTGCCATAGTAGCCATAGTAGCCACAGGCGCGGGAGTTGGTGCAGTAGCTGGTGCGCTGATGCCACCACCTGCGGCCTCATAGCCCTTGATGTTGTTACTGGCCTTGTACTGCCCGACTGCCTCGCGCACAGTCACATTGATGCGAACTGGCTTGAAGTGCAGGGCAGCAGTATCCATCAACTTGATGACGTTCACCGCATGGCAAAGCGCAGAGAGTTGGCTCTGAGCAATGCGCTGAGTGTCTTCACTGGTGTGGCGAATGTTGAGATTTTCCCAAACCTTGCGGCCTTTAAGCTGACCATCGATGATTTCAAAGGTAAGTTTCAAGCCTTCGCCGTTGCCAGACTTCAAGGGCTGAACATCAGACTCAACAATGTGAGCCAGATAAACACCCGCAGGCAGTGGGCCTGTGGATGCTTGGGGTGCAATTTGGGATGCGTCAAAATTAAACTGAGCCATGATAAATTTCCTAAAAGTTAAAGTTACGAACTGGGGTGATCAAGACTGCGCTTGGGTAAGCGCTGCTTGGAATGCCGTCCAGTCAAGCGGCATATTCTGAAGGCCAAAGCGGTTACCACCGCAATGAGCCGGATGTGGTTCAACGTGCAAAATGCGCTCACCAGTTGTCGTGGCTTTGGTTTCTTTCTTAGAGAACCCTGCATCTGTCTTGCTTGTGAAAATGCGGTAGCCTGCGTAGCCAATAACATCTGCCCACTCTTGGACTAGGCCAGCGGCTTTGTCGTGCAGTTTGAGGACATGGCTGTCATAGCCCTCGGTCAGCGGGTCTTCAATGCGCTTGATCTTGTCGTGAGCAATCAGGATGATGCCCATGCCCTTGGCAGAGCGCAGGACTTCTAAGCCAGACAGAAGGTTACGCCATTCCTCGGCGGCGGCAACGTAGCCCTTACCAAAGCCTGGTGCTTCAATGTTCTTCCAATTATTCTGCTTGCACACATACTCTTGGATCATGGGTTCGAGCCAATCCAGACTGTCAATAAACAAGGTCTGAAAGTCATGGTCTTTGTTAATTAAGGTGTCGATGGCGGCATACACTTCCACCAAGCTAGAAGCCAGTGGGAAGGCGTTTGCGTCTACCGCATCAGCGCCGTCTTCAGTCAGGATGCCAATGGCGTTGGGCGACATGGCAGCAAAGGTGGTCTTGCCAATCTTGCCTTGGCCTACCACAACAATCTTGGGTGAGCGTACACGTTTGGTTTTGGAGATGGATGAGAGATCGAAGGCCATATTAGTCTTTCAGTTCAATGGATGGTTTTGCGGGTTTGCTAGTTACGAACACTGCTGCCTTGTTGTAGGCGGCAGGGTCAATTTCTGAGAGGGAGCGAAGGTAAGCTAAGTTGACCTCGGCCTTCCAACGAAATGCTCTTTGGGCGTTGTCTGGCAGATCGTCAAAATCAGCAGATAAACGATCTGTGTCCACTGTACGGGTGAGCTTCCAAGTGATGGTGAACTCTTCATCTTTGTGGACTCCTTCGCCAGATTGGGGTTTGGCGAATTGTTCTTCAATCAAGCCCTCAATGCGTAGGCGCTCGGCCTTGGCTTCGGTTTCGGCTTGCTTGGCCTTGCGTAGCAGTGTTGCCAGTTCAGAGATCGTCATTTTTATAGTCCTCAAGTGCGGTGGTTGTAATGTGGTCAACAAGGCCCTGCAAGAGCAAGTGACCAATGTCTATGTCTGTGCCTTTGATGTAGGCGCTGACAAGTTCCATAGTTTCGGCGTAGTCAGGCTCATCAGATAAGCCACGGCTATCGAGTGCGCCAAGTTCTTCAGGGACGTACTCCAAGTGGCAAACCAGATCGACACCTTCTAGTTCGCAGGCGAACTCAATTAAACCTTGAGGGCAGGCAGGTGTGGGGTTCATGCAGTTCTCCTACATTGTTTGTTGCAGGATGGGTTGTGCTTGGACTGACATACGCCAAGAATTTCGCATCGTGTTAATTTAGGCTTGATGGGTATCAAAACTGTTTTCATGCTGACCACCATGCAACCAGTAGGGCTGCCAAGCTGATGCCAATGGCAAGGGCTGTGAGAAGGTCAAGGGCGGCTTCTGCGCGGGCGGTGAGCCTGGCGTTCTTGACTTCGGGGTAGTGGTAATGTCTGTGGTGTTTCATGTTGTCACCTTAAACAATTGAATATTGTTCTTTGTTGACATCTTTGATGCGAACAACAATTTTTTCGTTAATCATAAATTGCAAAACACCGCGAACATCCATCCAATTCTTAACAGAAATTTTTGCATCTGTTACGGCTTGCATAATGTCACTCCAAGTGCATGTTCCATTGCAGAGTGCAGTTTGGATGGCGTTGTAGATTTTTTCGTTTCTAGTCATTTGGTTTCCTTTGGCTTTTCAGCGTGATGCCAAGAACTATTTCGTTGGCATGTGTGTGACTTTAGCATGGTTTGTGTTAATATTCCCATCACTTTGCAAATATTTTTACAGAAAGGTGGTTTTTATGATGAATTTGGAAGAAATTAGATTGAGGCTAATTGATGCCAATCTTAAAAAAGTGGCTGAAAAGGCCGGCATCCATGAGGCGCGGGTGTATCGGCTAATGTCTGGTGAGACTGAGCCAATGTATGAGACTGTTAAGGCGCTGAGTGATTACTTAGAGGGAAAAGACAGGGTGGACGCATGAGATTTGGCTCTGTTTGCTCTGGAATTGAAGCAGCCTCTGTCGCCTGGCATCCTCTTGGTTGGGAAGCAGCTTGGTTGTCTGAGATTGAGCCATTCCCTTGTGCTGTTTTAAAACATCACTACCCTGACGTTCCCAATCATGGGGACATGACACTCTTGCCAGAGAAGATTCTGTCTGGCGAAGTTGAAGCCCCAGACTTGTTTTGTGGTGGCACACCATGCCAAGCCTTTTCTGTGGCTGGTCTTCGTAACTCCTTGAAAGATTCAAGGGGAAATCTTTCACTCACATTTGTAGGTATCGCCAATGCAATTGACCATGTTCGATCTGTTCGACGAGATGCTCCAGCAATCATCTTCTGGGAAAACGTGCCAGGAGTCCTTAACACCAAAGACAATGCCTTCGGCTGCTTTCTTGGAGCGCTTGCCGGGGAAACTGAGCAAATCGTCCCACCAGGGGACAAGTGGACAAACTCTGGTTGTGTGTTTGGCCCCCAAAGAACAGTTGCGTGGCGCGTCCTCGACGCCCAATATTTCGGAGTGGCCCAACGACGCAGACGTGTGTTCGTTGTCGCAAGTGCTAGAGACGACTTCGATCCCGCAGCGGTTCTTTTTGAGTTCGAGGGCGTGCGCAGGGATATTGCGCCGAGCAGACAAGCGCGGAAAGTCACTCCCACCATCTCTTCAAGCGGCACTGGAGTCAGTCGCGTTGGATTTAACTGCGAAGACGAATGGTTTATAGAAACGCCTGTTATTGCTGATTGTGGTGTGCAGTTGTCTGGCCCATTATCGGCAAGGGACTACAAAGACGCAGGGACTGATGGCATGAATAAAATATCAGCCAAGATGGTTCCTGTGGTGCAAGAGCTTGTTGGGGCTTTGGATACCGAGTGTGGTGGCAATAAGTTGACCCATCAATCCGTTTCCAATGGACACATTGTGGCCGCCAGAATGGTTGCGTTTGGCGAGTATTCGGTTGATGGCACAGCAAGCGCTATGAAAGCTAGAGATTGGAAAGATGCGACTGATTTGGTGGCTCAACCTGCTTACGCAATCCAAGGCAGCATGATCGGGCGCAATGACAACGCAGGCCCACAGGGTGATGGCATCAATGAAGAACTTTGCTTTACTCAAAACACAATTGATCGTCATGCGGTTGCAACGCCAATAGCCTTTCCATCCACCATGTCTGGCACTCAACACGCAAGCGCTGAGAATATCGCGCCATCTATGGGGGCTAAAAATCCTATGGCCGTGGCATTCAATATCTCCCCAGGCAAAGGCGAGTTAAAAGACGACATTCATGTCACTGATGCCCATGTCTCAAAGACCATTGATGCTTCTGCCAGTAACCCTGCCATGCATCAAGGCGGCTCTGCAATTGTTCAAGCCATGGCCGTGCGTAGACTCACACCAGTTGAATGTGAACGTCTCCAAGGCTTCCCCGATAATTACAGCAATATCCCATGGCGCAAAGCAGCTGAATCACCTGATGGGCCAAGGTATAAAGCGCTAGGTAATTCATGGGCCGTGCCAGTTGTGCGGTGGATCGGTAAACGAATTCAAGAGAGAATAACAACATGAGCAATTTAACTTCCATTTTCCCCAACGGTTTCGCTGCTGCAACAGAAAGCCAAGACTTGATCAACCCAGAAGAGGGGTTTAGAAGGCATTGTGAGGCTGCGGGGCTTGTGATCAAAGACCAGATTGTGGCAGATGGTGAGATTCACAGGGTGGCTCACATCTCATCCAAAAAGGGTGCGCTAGACGGTTGGTACATCTTGCACACCAGTGGCAAGGTTCCTGTGGGCATTGCAGGGTGTTGGAAAGAGCCAGTGTTTGAGGCCAAGTGGGTGGCAGATACTGGTCGTGCAATGTCGTTCACTGAGCGCTTTGAGCATGATAAGTGGATAGCAGAAGTTAAGGCCAAAAAGGAGGCTGATAGGATAGCCTCGCAGGCAGTGGCAGCAGAGAGGGCAGAGGATGAGGTTGGGACGTATGCGGATGCGTCTGATGACCATCCATACCTTGTCAGGAAGCACATTCAAGCCCATGGGATCAAGATTGATCGTGCAGGTAGGTTGGTTGTGCCTGTGATCAACCAAGGTGGTGAGATTCTTTCGTACCAAACCATTGATGCAGATGGCAACAAGCGGTTCTTGAAGGGCGGCAAGATTGAGGGTGGGTTTTATGAGTTGCGTGGCAATAGGAAGATTGTGTTCATTGGTGAGGGTTTTGCAACCTGCGCATCCATCCATGAGGCAACGGACTACACAGTCTTGGTGGCGTTTGACTGCGGCAATCTAGCCAAGGTAGCGAAGAGCGCCAAGGAGATGTTCCCAGGCAGCAAAATCATCATTGGCGCAGATAATGACCAGTTTACGGAGGGCAACCCTGGTGTTGCCAAGGGTAGGGCAGCGGCGGCACTGGTCTTTGGGGAGATTGTGTACCCATCATTTGGGGAGTCTGACATGGTGGACAACAAACCAACAGACTTCAATGACCTGCACTGCCTGCAAGGTCTAGATGCCGTCAAAGAGCAGATTGAGCGCGTGGCTGGGCCAATGAAAGACAAACTAGCGTTTGAGTTCTCAAGGATTGATAGCCTAGAACTCACCCAAATCAACTGGATTGTGGATGACTACATTGAGAGCGATAGCTTGGCGCAAGTGTTTGGTGATCCAGGCGGCGGTAAGAGTTTTGTCAGCATCGACTTGGCCTGCTGCGTGGCCACCGGACGGCCATGGCATGGCCATGAGGTCAAGCAGGGTTCTGTGTTCTACATTGCAGGCGAGGGGCACAATGGTCTTGCCAGGCGGTTCAAGGCATGGCAGTTGGGCAATGGGCAGACATTGGATGGTGCGCCACTGTACAAGAGCCATAGGGCAGCGCAGTTATATGATGCAACCGAGGCGGCTGTGGTGGCTGAGAGCATTAAGGAGCTGTCAGCGCAAGCTGGAACTGTCCCTAGCCTGATCATCATTGATACTCTAGCCAGAAACCACGGCGGTGATGAGAACTCAACCCAAGACATGAATGCGTTTATTCAGCACTTGGATGTCTATCTTCGCCAACCTTGGAAATGCTGTGTCTTGGTGGTTCACCACTCAGGCGTGGCAGATAAAGACAGAAGTCGGGGAAGCACCGCCCTGAAGGGTGCGCTTGATGCGGAGTATCGCTGCCAGTTGGATTCGGGGACTAAAACCATAGCCTTTGAATCCAAAAAAATGAAGGATGCAGAAATGCCTGCACCTAAGAACTTTCAGATCACTCAGGTTGACCTACCCATTCAAGACAAGAACGGAGCGCCAGTTCGGGGTGCATACCTTACAGCGGTGGACATCAGCGGCCTGATCGGTAACATCCAAAAGAGAACTGTGCTGTCAGGCAACCAAAGGATTGCTTTGAACTGTTTGGTAGCCATTGAGGTTAAACGGGCGGCAGACGGCGTTGAGGGGTTTGCGGCAATGGTGGACTACGATGAGTGGAGAGATTCAGCCAAAGGGCATGGTCTGAATGCCAGAAGGTTCAAAGAATGTATTGAGGCTTTGGCTAAAAAGAACATGGTTTTGGAGAACTCTGGGTTGTACCGAACTGTACCGAAATGTACCGAAGTCGGTACAGTCCGTAGTGAGGCTTGATGTACCGAAGCGTGTACCGAAATGTACCGAAACGTACCGATATGTACCGATGACCGACCTCTCTGATGTACCGAAACGTACCGAAAGGGTATATAAACCCTTCGGGTTTCGGTACAAAAGTCGGTTCGGTACATGGTGTTGGGTTTTTGGGTGTTTTTAAGGAGAATTGAGATGGGATTGAAAAAGCTGAAAATGTGGTGCGGAAATCCACCGGATGATCAGATGTGGGTCAAGGTTTGTGATCTTGGAAGGTTTGATGGGATTGGTTGGGAGATGTATTCCAAAGTGCCTGATGCGGATAGTCCGTGGCAAAGTTACAAGCTGGTGGCTGATGGCGTAGTGTCAGGCAAAGCAAACTACAGGCTTTCATGGAACGGGGAAAGGTTTGCCTT